GGTGAAATAACACCTAGCAAAGTAGATAGCATAGTAGCAGTGATATTAACAGTTTCGCTTTATACTCACTTGCAGAATGCAAAACAACTAAAGGAGGAAAAAAATGATGATCGAAAAACTAATATTGACGGAACTTAAAAGATGCCCCTTCTGTGGAGGGAACGGCAAAATAACTACTGATGGCGGCGGGTTTAGGGTATGTTGTGAAAAATGCTTTGCAAGTGCCCAGCTTTCGGTAGATCAAGAAGCTGCCACAGACACTTGGAATAAACGATATCATGAATGGATCTCTACACATGACAGGTTTCCGGAAAAAGGACAACAATGTCTAATATACCCTGTTGACGGCAAGCCGGAAGTCGCACATTTGGAAGATGGCAAATTTGTGTTCTGGGATGGATTCTGTATTGATGCCAATAAAATTTCACACTGGCGGCCTCTGCCAGTGTTACCAGAGGAGGTTGAATCATGATTGATAGTTTAAAAGAGAAAATCAATTTTTGCGAAGCGGCGCTGTCCGACCCTCATATGAGACAAGAGCAAGCCGAGTACCATGAATATCAGTTGAAAAAAAGCCGAGAGGAACTTCGCCTATTCCTCACCGATGGAATCTCGCCGGAACGGTTGGAAGAAATCAGCTCTGCAGAAGCTGAAGGACGCCTGTTGATTCTGCCGACACCGGAGGAATCTGATTATGATGGTCTCAAAACTAAATACCGGGTATATAAGGCTCGGAACAATGAAGTGGTTGAAGGATGCTTTGTCCTGAGGCCCGAGAAAGATGCAGCTGCCGGATATGCGCTTATCGCCTACGCTGGTCACTGCAAAAACGAAATACTTAGTTATGATATTCTCCATTGGATCGGTAAAATATTTGCCAATAAAGCATTCGGCAACGACAAAGAGGAGGATCAGACATGAAAGCTATAACACTCTGGCAACCATGGGCGAGTTTACTCGCCTGCGGTGCAAAAAAATTTGAAACACGTTCATGGGCGACAAATTATCGTGGCCCGATAGCTATCCATGCAGCTCAAAAACCATTCGATACTGATACATATCTTGATAGAGAGCTTTATCCATTTGCAGAAGCTCTAAAACTACAAGATATATACAGCTTCGACACTTTGCCAAGAGGCTGCGTAATTGCATTTGCAGATCTTGTGGGATGCTGGGAGATAGCAACAGATCCTTCCGGTCCGTTTATTTGCAGGCCACACATGGCAGACGGTAAAATATTTGAACATGTCATAACCGGAAATGAAGTATTTTTTGGAGATTGGACACCTGGGCGTTATGCGTGGGAAATTGAAAACCTGATGCAGCTGCCTAAGCCGATACCGGCAAAAGGAAAACAGGGGCTGTGGAACTTTGATACGGTGACGGTAAGAGGACATGGCGCAATGGGCAAAAGTGAATTCCCTGCCTTTGACTTCATTGAAGGGAGAAGCAAGCCATGAAAGCTTTTAAGTGTAGTAGCTGCGGGAAGGTCAGCTATTCCTCTGCAGATTTAGAGCGGCAAACAAGCCCTGGCTGTCCTTACTGCAAAGCTGACAAGCAGCACATTACAGAAGTAATAATGAAAAGCTGTGATACATGCGTATGTTGCGGAGATTATATCCCGGAAGGCCGGATGATATGCATCCAGTGCGAACAGGATCCGCGTCATGCACTTGATAAGAAAGGTGGTACTCCATGAAAAGAGGAAAATGCCGCGGGTGCGGTGCTGAAATAGTTTGGATTGAAACTGCTGCTGGGAAGAGTATGCCGTGCGACCCAGACCCTGTTACATACTGGGAGAAGCCAAAGGCAGCGGGCAAAGTTACAAGGCCAGATGGAATAACAGTGAGCTGCGAGTATGAAGGTGATTTGAATAATGCTACTGGGATAGGATACATATCACATTTCAGTACTTGCCCTCAAGCAAAGAACTTCAAGAAAAAATGACAGAAAGGGTGTGAAAATGTATGGCAAAAGATAAGCCGCAGGATAATATAGTCCGCGTTGCCGCAGAGGTTGGCTCGAAAACAGCAATTGAAGTCTACACAAAGAAAAAAGAGCAAGAAAGAAAAGCTCGCATTGATAAGAGGTTTAGAGATACTAAGCGACTGATGCGGAGCTACCGCGAAATAAAGATACATGCCGATGATGCAATAGCTTCTCTCACAGAGGTTGCGGATGAAGATTATGAATTTTTCCATAACCTCATGGAAGATGACAAACTCGATGTCCAGGCTATTGTTAGGACAAAGGCACGCTCAGCCATTATGCTTACGCATATTGATGCGATGCTGCAAGCTTATGAAATTATTTGTTTTAATTCCAAAAAACCCGAGGATCAGAGGCGGTACCGTGTGCTTGAATCAATGTATCTGAAAGGTGATCAAGTGACAGTTCGCGAGATTGCTGAACGTGAGAACATTGACATGAGAACGGTATACAAGGATATCGATGCCGCATGTGAGAAGATGAGCGCTCTTCTCTTTGGTATCCAGTGGATCGAACGCGAATAAGAAAGGGTGAGGTTATTGAAAAAACTGAAGGATATGGAACTAAAAGATTTCAATTTCAATCTGCGTACGCTTGTAGGTGTTCCGATTATTGCAATTTATAATAGCCCTGCTGATTATCCAGGCAAATACATAGCACGCCTATGGAACATCGATAAACCGACTAAATTCATCACAGTCAGGGACAGCTTGGAGGAAATCAGAAAGACAATACCGAACTATATGACGAGACTTGGAGCTTGCAGCATGGATGATCCTGTAATTGTTGAAACGTGGTTATAGACGTTGGAGGCAAAAAGAGGGCATTGTAATTACAGTAATATAGTTTAGAATTGTAGTTGTATAATTCTAAATAGCCGGAGATTCTCCTTTTTTGGGAGGGTCTCCATTTTTTTATGAAAGGAGGCTATTAGGCTTCACGTTCTCTCCTTTGCGTGAGGTCTTGCACCGGGCTGTGACTGTACGCCAACATCCAGCAGCGGGCGAAAATGAAAAAGGAGGAAAACGTAAGTGTTTTCACAACTCAAAGACAAATTCAAAAATAACCCGTCGCTTTATTACTCTATGTCAATAGCGGCGACATGGGCGGGCGTTGGCTCACTCATGGTAGGAATCCAGATGGCTCGGGATTACGGTATTATACCCTTCCTGCTCTGGGCTCTTGGAAACACGCTGGCGTGTATCGTCTTTGGCATATTCGCCCCGATGATACCGAAACTGCGCGATGTATTCCGGAGCAAGCCTATGCACTTTATTGTTGGAATCATGTGTATCTTCCAAGTATGGATTAACATGAATGGTATTCAGTCCATCTTTAAGGATACGCCTCTGACAGATACTTTCGGCATGGTATTGGCATACTCTGTGGCTATATTCTTTATTTTCCTGCTGATACGATATGGCATGATAAGGAACGTGCTGACGGACAACGTCAGCTGGATCATCGTCTATGCTGTGGGAATTGTGCTGACAATCTCAGCTATAATCTATTCGCAGGGAAACATGAATGTACTGCCCTGGGGATTCGACCAGATTCCGGCCGGTGTAGAAAAATGTCTCTTACTATTGCCGGGAGCATTCCTCTACCCTTACTTTTTTGAGATCCTGGACTATAACGATAAGAACGAAGATGGGACAAAGAAAATCAACGTGCAGCGTGCCTTTATAACCGGCGGGCTGCTTTTTGGTGCATATCTCATCTTCACTTTCCTGCTTGCCTGGACGAATTTCGGACCTGTCCTGAATACGCTCAAGGCAATACTTATTACTCTTGTGGCTGTGTCCACTATATCCTCATTCTTGTACAGTATCTATATCACCTTTGGCAAGAAGCTGGGGATCGCAATCAACATAGCAACAATAGTCGCATGGCAGTATGTCATTCCGATGGGCGTGTTAGGTGTATGGACTCTCATGAGTTCTATTCGCATCTTCATCGTGATCGGTGCCATCCTCTACTCTTTCGCCTGGTACTTCGTTGAGAAGAGAAAGGCGGTGAGAGCATGAAGCGCATACTCGGAAGAAAGCAAAGCATGAACAATGCTCGCTGGCTTGAAGCCATTGCTAACATAGAAGAGCTTGTCACTCTGGATGAGCTCAATGAAGCTGTTGCAACAGTCATAGAAGACATCAAAACTCATATTGAGGGTAAGAAATCAGCCTATGCATGGAGCGGCGGTAAAGACAGCCTGGTCATTGAGGATATATGCAAGAAGATTGGAATAACGGATTGCATGTTTGCTCATACCAACCTGGAATACCCTGCTTTCCTCAACTGGTGCCTGGAGCATAAGCCTGAGGGCTGCGAAGTCGTCAACACCGGGCAAGACCTTGACTGGCTGGCTAAACATCCGGCTATGTTGTTCCCGGATAACTCGACCACAGTTTCCAGATGGTTTGGAATTGTTCAGCGGAATGCAATCAGGAAGTATTTCCTCAAGCACGAGCTGGACATTATCATTGCCGGGCATCGCAAGGCCGACGGGAACTATGTTGGTAAGGGCACAAATGTCTTCACCAACGGAGCGGGAGTTACTCGTTATTCACCGCTGGCAGATTGGCCACATGAATTACTGCTGGCGTACATCCATTACAATAAAACTCCTATGCCTCCCATTTACGAATGGAAGGATGGCTACAGATGCGGAACGCACCCTTGGCCGTCACGCATGGGTATGGAATCTATATCTGATGGCTGGGCTGATGTCTATGAGATCGACCCGACCATCGTTGAAGCAGCTGCAGAGAAAATCGAAAGCGCAGCTCACTTCCTTGAGGGGGTGAGATTGTGAAGGTAACCAAGAAGCAGCTGGATACATTGAAGAAGCCGGAGAAGAATATTCGGCTACATACTGATAAACAGCTGAAAGAGTTCCGGCGCTCCATTGAAATGTTCGGACAGATCCGTCCTATCGTCATTGACGAAAAGGGAACGATACTGGCCGGCAACGGATTGGCAGAAGCCCTTATATCCATGGGGCGCACCGAAGCAGACTGCTATGTTGTTTCTGGGCTGACAGAGATTGAAAAGAAAAAGCTCATGATGGCGGACAACCGCATCTTCGACCTTGGCGTTGATGATATGGCCGCATTTGATGCATTCATCCTGGAGCTGAAAGATGATCTGGACGTGCCGGGATTTGACGAGGATATGTTAAAGTCTCTCGTCATGGATACTGATGAAGCCGATGAGCTGATCTCCGGATACGGGCTTATTCCTGAGGAACGTGTTGAAGCAATGCGAGATACTCGGGATAAGTACGAAGCCAGAGACGCAGAGGCGGCAAAGAAAGCAATCGAATATACTCCTGTGTCGGATGAAGTCCGTGAAGCTGCCGGATACGCAGAACCATTCAAAGCTGAGGAGGTTGAGCACAGGTATATCCTCTGCCCGAAGTGTGGTGAGCGGATATGGCTGTAAAACGAATCAAGTCCGGCATCGATGTCGTGACCGCCGCAAAGAACCGTATGAAAAATGTATTCTCAAACGGCATTCCGGTATATATGTCATTCTCCGGAGGAAAAGACTCTCTTGTGATGGCCGACATCGCATTGAAGCTGATCAAGTCCGGTGAGATTGACCCGAAGTTATTAACCGTCCTCTTTATTGATGAAGAGGCTATCTATACCAGTGTGGAAAAAACCGTACATGAATGGCGTAAGAAATTCCTCTTAGTTGGCGCAAAGTTCGACTGGTGGTGCGTGGAAGTCAAACATTTTTCCGCGTACAATCAATTGACGGCCGATGAAAGTTACACATGCTGGGACCACACAAAAGAGGATGTCTGGGTAAGGCGTCCTCCTCCCTTCGCTCTCCGGAATCACCCGCAGCTCAAGCCGGGGATAGACAACTATCAATCGTTTCTTCCAAAGGTAACCGGTGACGGAATCATGCTTGTCGGGGTGAGAGCTTCGGAAAGCGTGCAGCGACTACAGTACATGGCTGCAATGAACCTCGGCGCCGGGAGCAGCATCACTGGCAAGAACATGATATATCCCATGTACGACTGGAAGACTAAAGACGTATGGCTCTACCTCAAGAATGAGCGCGTCGACATTCCGGTCATCTACCTCTGGATGTATCAGACAGGAATCAACAAGAACCAGCTCCGGATATGTCAGTATTTCTCCGTGGACTGTGTAGGATCTCTTATCCATATAGCCGAGTATGAACCCGGCTTGTGGGAGAACATCCTCAAGCGTGAGCCAAATGCGTACCTGGCCGCGCTATACTGGGACAGCGAATTATACCGACGTAGCTCCAAGCAAAGGCGTGAGACCGAAAAGCAAAAAGACTATAAGGGCATCGTCACGCGTATGCTATTCGAAAATCCGGACAGGTATTTTACTACCAAGCTCACACGCAATGTAGCAAAGCAATACAGGAAGCTGATAGTCAAGATGGATGGAATGATTCGCCCTCGAGATTATCGGAAGATACATGACTCACTCGTGGCCGGGGATCCAAAGCTCAGGACACTACGGGCAATCAGTATGGACATTGCCTCATCCTATGCGGAATATGCTAAGCAGTTCCGTATCACGGAAGGGGGTGAAGACAATGTCTGACATGAATATATTCGCCCCTCTCTCCTCCCTTGAATGGGTAGATAGAGATAAGCTCCAGGCTAACAACTGGAATCCTAACAAGGTCACAAAGGAAAACCTTGAGCTGCTGACACTATCAATACTATCCAATGGCTGGACACTACCCATAGTGGTACGGTCTGACTATACCATCATAGACGGCTTCCATCGTTGGACGGTAGCAGGACAAGAACCACTCTACTCAAAGCTGGGTGGCAAAGTACCCGTAGTTAAAGTACAGCACCATGACGAGGCTGAGGATATGTACGGAACGATAACACACAATCGTGCACGTGGTACGCACTTGCTTGAACCAATGAAAGCTATCATCAAGAAGCTCATCGACGAGGGTAAGCCTGTGAATGAGATATCGAAGCAGCTGGGTATGAAACCCGAAGAGGTATTCCGGTTATCTGATTTCACCAAGGAAGACTTCCTTGAAATGTTAACAAAGAACTATAAGAACTATAGCACAGCAGAAGCACTGGCAAAGATATAACAACGCATTAGCCCGGGGTAGAAAACTATCCCGGGTAATTTTATGGAGGTGTAGTCATGACCATAGCTGAGAAACTGTATAGGACTGATCCGGACACACTGTTTGAAATCATTGTCCGCTACCAACTGGAGAAGCTGGCCAGGCTATACTTTCCTGATAACCTTGTATCCCACCAGCACGTCAAGGAAGATGACAACGCTCAGGAGTACGCCAAGCTAATGCAATCGAGCAGCTATACCGGCAAGGTAGAGAGACGCAATGGAGCAATCACCCAACCTCACAGGCCAGTCATCAAGTAAAGCCGTGGTATATGTCCATGGCGAGTAGGATATGGCTGGAAAACAAAAAGGTACTGTGACGAGGTAAAAAACCTATGCGGGCTCGCCGACCCCGATTCTTGCATAGTTAGTGAGCAAAAAAATTAGGCATTTCGTTACGCTTTGCCAGAAAGGAGATTGATATATGGCTGAAAAGAAACCAGAAAAAATCACCTGCGATACGGAAGTCAACACCACCGAACTTGCTGCGGTGCTTGGAGTGACAGCTCGCAGGGTACAGCAAATGGCGCAGGATGGAACTATCACACAGGCACATCGTGGTCGATTCTTGCTGAGCGATTCGGTTCAACGATATATCAATTTCCTTTCCAAGGAAAAGGATGTTAGCTCACAGGAAAAAGAAAGGCTGGAAGCTGAGGTCAGCATTAAAAAAGCAAATGCAATTATAAAAGTTTTAGAAGCCCGGGAGCTGCAGGGCAAGATGCACCGCTCCGAGGACGTGGCGAATATGACCGAGGACTTGATTTATTCTCTTCGTGGCATGATGTTGGCACTTCCCGGCAGGCTGGCGGTTGATGTAGTTAATACTTCCTCTCCTGCGGAGGCTGCGGAGATTATCCGCAGAGAGGTACATAAAATCATGGAGGAGCTTTCACACTACGAATACGACCCCAAAAAATATGAAGAGCGTGTCCGGGATCGCAGGAGCTGGGACGTAGAAGGCGGCGACGCCTATGGCAGCGAAGACTAACGCACAACGGCTGAACTCAGCTATAGCGAAAGCTATATCCGGGATGAAGCCACCGGATAACCTGACTGTTACGGAATGGGCAAATAAGAAGCGCCGCCTCTCTCCGGAGAGCAGTGCAGAGCCTGGCCCGTGGCGAACATACAGAACGCCCTACCTCCAAGGGCCAATGGATGCCTTCACAGATCCTAAAATTAGGCGTATTGTTTTAGCTTCTGCTTCGCAGGTCGGGAAATCCGAGCTGCTTAACAACATAATTGGATACATTATTGACGAGGATCCGGGCTCAATCCTCTTCATTCATCCGACTTCAATTGACGCCAAGGACTATTCTAAGCTCCGTATTGCGCCAATGTTTAGAGATTGTAAAACACTTCGGAGAAAAGTGGCTGATCCAAAGAGCCGGGACAGCGGCAATACTATTTTACAAAAGACATACCCGGGGGGCATCTTGACAATGTGCGGCTCAACTGAGGCTCACTCCCTTGCCTCAAAGCCGATTCGGTACATTCTTGGTGACGAGCGTGACAGATGGGCATTGTCGGCCGGCACCGAGGGTGACCCCTGGGAACTTGCACGTGCCAGACAGATTACGTTCTATAACTCCAAGGCTGTGGAAGTATCCACGCCAACAATTAAAAATGCCAGTGCCATTGAATCTTCATTTGCAACCGGAACGATGGAATACTACTGCGTCGCTTGCCCGCAATGCGGAGACTATCGCAATATTGTTTTTTCTGATATCCGGTATGACTACGAAGAAAAGATTATTGCCAACAAAAAGTCGTACACTGTAAGCGATATCAGGTACATATGCAAAAGCTGCGGCGGCATATCTTCTGAAGCTGAGGTAAAAAAGCAGCCTGCAAAATGGATAGCAGATAACCCGGATGCATATGAGCGCGGGGTGCGTTCATTTTGGCTGAATGCTTTTGTCAGTCCATGGGCTTCATGGGAATCTACTATCATGGAATACCTGCAGGCAATTGGTAACACCAAGAAACTGCAAGTTGTATATAACACTCGTTTCGGCGAGCTGTGGGAAGACCGCGGCGACCTCGAGGACGAGGATAGCATGTTGATGCGTCGTGAGGAATACGAAGCGGAGCTGCCTGAGGGTGTCCTTGTTTTAACATGCGGAGTTGATACCCAGGACGATCGCCTTGAATTTGAGGTTGTCGGACATGGCCACTTCGGTGAAACATGGGGCATCAAAAAAGGAATCATCATGGGGCGTCCGGACTTAAATGAAACCTGGAACCAGCTGGATGATGTGATTGACCACGTTTACTGCTTCAAGAGCGGAGCGGGTCTCCGGATCTCAATGACATTCGTCGATGAGGGCGGTCACTTTACCCAGGATGTTAGGCTGCAGTGCAGAGCTCGTATTTCAAAAAAGGTATTCTGCATCAAAGGCCGTGGCGGTGATGGTATCCCCTTCACTTCTCCACCGAAGAAACAGAAGATTGTTGTCAATAGGAAATCACTCGGAACATGCTGGCAATATCAGCTGGGAGTTGATGCCGGTAAGCAGCTCGTTATGGATAATCTTCGTGTGCAAACAACAGGATCCAGGTATAGCCACTTCCCGCGGCGTGATGATTATGGCTCAGAATATTTCAAAGGTCTGCTCTCTGAGCGGCTTGTATATAAACCTGAGAAAAAAAGCCCATGGGTATGGGAGAAGATCCCCGGCCATGAGCGTAATGAAGCATTGGACTGCCGTAACTATGCTATGGCAGCATTCAAAGCACTACCCGCTGACCTGGACGCTATAGATAAACGTCTCAAGGCAGCTAAGGAAGATAATTATAATCCAGCGCCAATTCCTAAGCCGGTACAGAAAACGGTACGCAAGAAAAGCAAGGGCACGACGCATAACAAATATTTTGATGATTGGTAAGGACGGTGATAACAATGGCGAATATTACAGAGCTTAAAATCAGGCTCAAATTCTGGCAAGACGCACTTGTGAAAATGCGGGCTGCTTATCTAGCACTTGTAGACGGCGGCGTACAAAGCTATACAATTGACGACCGCTCCCTCACTCGCTTCGACCTTCCCGCCCTACTGAAAGAGATCCATGAAGCTGAAAAGAAGGTCGACGAATTAACGGCGCTGACAAACGGCAGGAAGTCAAGAAAGGCTTTCGGCATTGTGCCGCGCAACTGGTAACGGGTATATGTCCGCAAGGACTTTGCCACGGACTATCCGACGGAGTTTGCTCCTTTCGCCGCCGGATGGTCCGTTTATTATGCAAAGATTGGAGGCGATATATTGAACAATAAAAATACAGGACGTCGCAGCGGCGCACCTAATGCGAAGGGCTATAGCGAAGCAGGAGCAAGCCATTACAAAAGAGCACTCAAAGCATTTACCGCTCAAAGCGGCAGCCCGCGTGAAGACATTGACTGGAACAATACTACACTGCGGCAACGTGGGCGTATGCTTTACATGGCGTCACCTGTTGCCACTTCTGCTATTAAGACCAATAGAACCAGCGTCATCGGCATTGGTCTGCAGTTTAGATCCAGAATTGACCGTACTATCCTGGGCATGAGTCCGGAAGCGGCCAAAGAATGGCAAAGAAAAGCTGAGGCAGAATTTGCTTTGTGGGCTGAGCGTAAGAAGACCTGCGATGCAATCGGAATTAACAATTTTGCAGGACTACAACAGCTGGCTCTCCAAGCATGGCTCATGAGCGGAGACGTATTTCCACTCATTAAGCGGTACAAGGCAACACCTACATCGCCTTACACTTTACGAATACATTTGATTGAAGCCGACCGTATTTCTACGCCATCGGACACAACTGGCATTATGACTTCCAGCTCCACCGAAGGCAAAACAAAAGACGGTAACCGAATCTATGATGGTGTTGAAGTAGACAGCGAAGGGATGATTGTGGCATACCATGTCCGGAACACTTATCCTAATCAGATAACCAGCGATAAAACGGAATGGACACGAGTTCCAGCTTACGGAGAGATTACCGGACAGCCTAATATACTGCATATCATGGACAGCGAGCGCCCCGACCAATACAGGGGTGTTTCTTATTTGGCGCCGGTCATTGAAGAGCTGCTGCAGCTCAGACGCTATACTGAAAGTGAACTCATGGGAGCTTTGATTCAGTCATTCTTTACTGCATGGATTAAGACAGACACCGACCCGACAGACATTCCAATCAACGAGACTGGATCTGGCAATGTGGTTGGCATAGCCGGTGAAGAGCCTGAGAACATTTCTTACAGTGAGAATGAGTATGAAATGGGGCCTGGTTCTGTACTCCATCTGGAAGAAGATGAGGACGTAGTATTCGGTAACCCGAACATTCCTACTTCCGGATTCAAGAGCTTTATAGATACCGTCTGTGAACTTGTCGGAGCTGCATTGGAGATCCCCAAAGACATTCTGCTAAAGAACTTCAATTCCAGCTACTCTGCAAGCCGAGGTGCAATGCTTCATGCATGGGAAGCATTCAAGATGCGCCGGCAGTGGTTCGTTAATGACTTCTGCCAGCCGGTATATGAGATTTGGTTAGCTGAGGCCATTGCCATGGGACGCATAAAAGCTCCCGGGTTTTTTAGTGATCCTCTCATTCGTGCAGCCTGGAGCGGTGCCAGGTGGATCGGTCCAGCACAAGGACAGCTTGACCCAACCAAGGAAGCTAAGGCGGCCATCATGAATGTAGACCGTGGCTTCAAGACACATGAGCAGGTCACTGTTGAGATGGACGGTGGCGACTGGGAAGATAATGTGGAGCAGCTGGCCAGAGAAAACGAGCTGCTAAGAACGGCAGGAGGTGGCAACTACATGGCCTCGCTTGCCGAAGATGCGGTAGATGAAAAAACGGAAGGAAGTGAAGCAGATGCCTAGTTTTTTGAAAGGCATGTTTGGACAAAGACCTAAAAACATTGATATCAAGCGTAACTGTTATACCATGGCTACGATCGAAGGTGATACTGCCGAAATAACCATGTACGGTGAGATTGTGGAGCATCAGCCTGTAGACTGGTGGTCCGGTGAACCGATTGAAGGACAGTACATCATCGAAAGTGAGTTTCTTAAAGACCTAAAAGCCATTGAGGGAGCGAAGACAATAGTCATTCGCATGAATAGTCTCGGCGGTGATGCTGGCGTGTCTATTCTCATACACAATAGGCTCAGAGAACTTGCTGCGAAAGGCACATCCTTGGTTTGCATCGTAGACGGTATAGCAATGTCAGGAGGATCGCTTATTATGTGCGCCTGTGATACGGTGCGTGTCAATCCGTCTAGCCTCGTGATGATCCATAAGTGTTGGTCGTTCTTATTCGGAGGTTATAACGCTGATGAGTTACGGCAAGCTGCTGATTCAAATGAAGCCTGGGATAAAGCTCAGGTAGCCATTTACACACGCAAGTGCAAACTCTCCGAAACGGTTATTAAACACATGATGTCCGACACGACTTACATGACGGGCAAAGAAGCAGTTGAAAAGGGATTTGCAGACGAATTGCTGGATGATGCTGAACCGCTTGACATTGCAGCCAGCGCAGACCGTAGCACCCTATATTTTAATGGGCGTGCAATGCGCCTGAGTAATCATCTCTCCAAACTACCGGAGAGTATTCCAACGGTCAATCCCGATGCAAAGCCATCGGTTAAGACAAATAACAATATGCCGGCAAAGCCCGGCAGCGAAGGAGGAAATAACCTTATGGCCAAAAACCTTGAAGAACTCAGGAAAGAGAATCCTGAGCTTGCAAACACAATCGAAGCCGAGGTGAAAGCTGCCGCCTCTGCCAGCGCAGCTACAAACACACCCCCGGCGACAGAGCAACCTTCCGCTGAGGAAATCCTTACAGCTGAGCGTACACGCCTCCAGGAAATTGACGAGATTGTCCCAATGGTCAATGATGCTGAGCTGGTACATGAAGCGAAGTATGGAGAAAAGCCTTGCTCTGCTCAGGAACTTGCATTCCGTGCTATGAAGAAGCAGTCCAAACAAGGCGAACAGCACACAGCGAATACTGCTGCAGACTATCAGGCGTCTAATGCTGCTAATGTAGGAGCTGCTCCTACCGGCGGTGAAGAAAGTCCAAATGCAAAAGTTGAGGAAGCTGTTGACGCAGGAGTAAAGGCAGCAAAAGAAGCATTCGGAGGTAAGTAATCATGAGCATAATCATGAATGAATCTCTCGGATCGCTGGAGTATGATGGCCTGATCAACTCCGCGTATCCTGCAGACATTATCCATGCTACTCTTGCATCCGGCTACGGGAAGCTTGGCCGCGGGTACCTGATAGCCAAAAATTCCAGCGGAAGCCTCATACCATGGGGCTCGGACATCACAGACGATCTTTCCGAAGCATTGACGACGACTGCTCATGTAGCCACTAAAGTACAGGCTGGTCTTGATGCGACAAAGTTGAAAGTGTATGCTCCTGATTTCATCGAAGAAACATTGACCGTGGAGGAACACGTCGCCTCAATAACAGCAAAAGGTCTTGACAAGGACACTCTTGTAGTCAAAATTGGAGAAGCTACCCTTACGGCCACGACAGATTACACCGTGAATTATGAGGATAACGTGCTTACCATTACCCTCGTTGAAGCGAGTGAGCATTATGCAGCAGAGGCATTGGACATTAGATGTTTCTTCGCGGACACATACGTGCCGATTGAGAAAACCACCGACTATACCGCTGCCTATACAGCTAACACGCTAACAGTAACACTTGTTGCTGAAAGTGATTATTACGAAGCCCCAACAGTAATGGTAGTCTGTCCCTATGCTTATGCTGAGGGAACAATAGCTGGAGGAAATCTGATTCTTGCAGAGGACATTGACACCGGAGCTGATTCCGGATCCACTGTAGTTGCAAGAGCATACCGTACCGGAATATTCAATCAGAATAAGCTCTTGTATAACTCCAAAGCACTGGGCGGCATAACAGACATCACGAAGGAAAAGCTTCGTAGTCTCGGAATACTGCTCAACCATTCAATATCTTAAAACAAGGAGGAAATAAATTATGGGAAAACTTTATGAAGTAACAGCGATTGATCCCCACGATGGGCTGATTGCTGCAACATTCCCTCCGGCTGATGTATTCCATATCACCATTCGGAAGTTGAGCGCAGCTGCTACTTTGAAGCGTGGCTCTCTCCTGGATCTTTCATCCGGTACCGAGGGTGATGGAAAATTCGTCATACATGGAACTACAGCGGGGTCGAATGAAACACTGACCGCAAACTGCATTCTGGCAGAGGATACTGCCGTAGGAACCGCAGCCGACGTGACAGCTCTTGCGTACCGCACCGGCCACTTTGTAGAGAATAAGCTTATTCTCAAAGCCGATGCCACCCTGGCCACAGGTGCAAAGGAAGCTCTTAGGGACGTTGGAATATTACTAAGCGACGGCGTCGCAATATAAGGAGGATATGAATTATGGCAAATCTCAACATTCTCTCATCCCATGCGTTGATTCGTTCGGCAAGCCAGCTTGTTCGTCCGGTAACTTTCCTTCGTGACCGTTACTTCCCGACAAACGATGCAACCGACATCTTTAGCACGGATGATGTCCTGATGGAATTCAAGGACGGGAATAAAAAGTTAGCACCTTTCGTTGCGCCAAGAAAAGCCGGCGTGACAATACTGCGTGAAGGCTACACCATGGAGCGCTATACTCCTCCGTTCATTGGTCCTAAAAGACCGTTGACGGTGGACGACCTGAACAAGCGCGGATTCGGTGAAGCATTGTTCACACAGCTCACCCCTGAACAGCGTCAGGCAGCTCTGATCTTCAGAGACATGCAGGACATGGACGACATGATCGCTCGGCGCGAAGAGGCTATGTCAGCTGAACTGTTACTCAACAACAAGCTGGTCATGAAGCATATTGCAGATGATACAGCTAAGTATGAGGAAATGGAAATCCAGTTCTACAGCGGAACTAACCCTAACGCTGCAACCTTAGAAACCAAATGGGACGCAAACGGAGCTAACATCCTTGCAGACCTGGCTGTGTTGGTAAGAAAAATCACATCCAAAGGTCTGCCGGCTACAGACCTCATTTGTGCGCCGAACGTGGCAGACACAATCATTAACGATGACACCATTGAGAAATTCCTCGACAATCGTCGTTATGAACTCGGCAGAGTAGATCCTAAACTGCTCCCTGCAGGCGCAGCTCTTATTTGCGTGCTGAACGTCAATGGCAGATACATCAATGTTATCACCTATGATGAGACTTACACTGCAGACAACGGAGCAGACACCCAGTTCGTTACTTCTAAGTATGCAATTCTGACCGCTCCTAACTGTGGCCGCACTCTCTATGGTGCCGTTACTCAGGTTGAGCAGGAAGATGGATTGTTCCATACTAGAGCAGGTCGTCGTGTTCCTAAGTATGTGAGCGACGCTACCGGCAACACCAGAGACATTTACCTGGCCAGCCGCCCGTTGCTTGTTCCAAACAATAAGAATGCTTGGATCACCTTCCAGGCGCTTACCTAATCTGACAGGTGAGAAAGGAGAACGCATATGTCAGTTATAATTACCGGTATGTTAATCCGTAACCTTGGCAAAACTTCCGTGGCACTTACCGAAGCTGATGGGCCTCAAACTTTTTCTAAAGAGTATGAGGCTCGTCTTGTCTCCGAAGGTGTGGCAAAATATGTCGAGAATAAAGTCTTACACAGTGAACCCCCGAAGAAAGACACCCTTACAGGAGTTGCAACAGCCGTAGGCGATGACAACGGACAAGGCACGAGCGATAACCTTCCAGACGATGGAACCGGCTCTAATGACGCGGGAGACGCTCAGGAAATTCCTAAGTATAGCACCGACATGAAAGTTGTGGAACTGCGTGAGATAATGGATAACTGTCAGCTGCAATATAAGGTCGGAATGACAAAAGCTGATATTGTGGCTGCGCTTGATGCCTACTTCGAGGATGAGGTTGAGGATGATGATACACCGCCCGCCCTCGGAGCTGAGGATCCTATCGTATGAGTGGCTTTAAGGATATGGTCGAAGCCGACAACAAGAATGTGTTTATCAACGCTTCTGAGTTTGCTGATATCCACACCGTTATTTATGACGATGTAACCTATGAGGATATCCCCCTCGTGCTATCGGGCATCAAGGAAAAGGATAGACGACAACTCATGGCGGATCATATCCAGGGCTTATATCTTGTTTCATCTGTCATGCACTGCGCAGCTTCCGACCTTGGCGGTGTAGTACCAGAAAAAGGTGCGAAAATAAAAATCAGTGACGATGATTTTTTCCGAGAGTTCTATGTAGCAACTTCGGTCATTGACCTCGGAATGATTCGCCTGGAGCTGGAGGCGATTGACGAATGAGCGTAAGAGTATCAGAGATCGGCGCCGAAAGCCTAAGCCGGGTAAACAAGATCCTTGCCGGTGTACCGGGTGGAATTTGGAAAGCCAGCCATGCAGCATTGAAGCGTGCCGGCGATACGGCAAAGACCAGGGCCGGGCAATTTGCTGCAGCTGAGTACACCATCAACAAAGGCGACTTCATGCGGCACGTTCATCAGAAGTCACATATAACCAGTACAGCGGGAGGCGTCGTTTCCATGAGCATAAGTTATGCCGGAAACGTCCTCCCGCTTTTGACGTTTAATACAAAGTTTTCGAGGAACGGTCTCCTGCAGACACAGGTCAAACGAGGCGGTGCGTCTACCGTGCTGGAACATGCTTTTGCAGCAAAGGTATTCGGGCCAATCGGAGTATTTGAACGTGTCGGAGCTGAACGCTTCCCGGTGGAACAAAAATATGGTCCATCTACAGGTCACATGATGAGGAATGAGAATGTTGTTGAAAAGATGGACGAAACAATCCGGGACACTTACGAAAGGCGTTTAGAGCATGAGATCACCAGAGTCCTCAATGGATGGGGTGGTAAATCATGAATCGGATAACTATGCTTGAGCAGCTCCGCGACATTACAAAGACAGCAACCGGAGATATCATATTGCCGGTCAAGGAACAAAAGGGCGATGCGGAGAAGGTAAGCCGGGCGGCTGATATCCATCTGATGCGCCTCCCGGACAGTAGAGCGGCGCAGAAAAAAGCGCCGTATATCATTCACCAATTGATCACCGGCAAGGACATTCAGCCCCAGGGCGAAAATGTAACTGGGTCGGCGGTCGTGCGTTCCATCTTCTGCGTCTACAATGACAACGAGGAAGAAGGATCGCTTATGTTAGTAAATCTCATGG